CTTTTCATCTAGCAGAAGATTAGCGTTTGTGATCTTTCGCGTATTTTCTAGGATAGTAAGATCGCGCTCAATAATTTGTGCGTTCTTTTCACCCACTGCTTTAGCTGCCGCCGCTGCACGATCAGATGTTTTTTTTGCAGCAATCCCGCCAGCAATATTGCTAGCCACCATCGCAAAAGCTACTAACGGATTGAATACGATTTTTGGCTTTAATGGGTTAAGGCCAAGAAGATCGTTAAAGGTTTGCATATAAAATCCTATATATCAAAGGTGTTAAGGCGTGGGAATATTGCGAGAACGGTTAGCGGCAAAGGCTGAGATTGCTGGATGTAAATTTTGGCATCGTCATCAAAGCCCCCAGGAAACGTGATTTCTTTGTCGCCAGTATAAAGCGGTATGGCTGTATCCATATCCATTGAATCATCCCTAAAGAAGATCCGATCTACATTTGTGGCATCAGTGCCAATTTCTGCACCAACCGTTTTGTCAAATCTGATTGTTAATGCATGAATGCGCTTTGGTTTACCCTGGCTCGTGCCATCAACAGATCCAGCTTCAAGGCGAAGGGTTTGCATCTTTGATGTGTAGCCCAGACCTATTGCAGCGGATGTAACGTCAAAGTCAAAACTGATCCCGCCAGCTGCTACTGTTTTGTCTGGATGTGTCGCGCCATTGGCTAAGATCGTCATGGCCTGGCCTTCAAGGTGAAACAAAGCGTTCACGCTGCTTATTGCAGAACCTGTGTAGGTCAGGCCACTGTCTACGAAAAACGCAGAGCTTGAAGCCGTGCCAAACGCAAATGGTTTAAGAACTTCGACATATCTTTTTGTCAGACTGTTGATCGTCCTTTTGACAACCATGTAAAGCTCATCCTCGCCAGAGTCAGTGGGTAGTGTAATGATGCTTTCCACAACAGCCTGACCAGTGCCAAACACCCCACCGATAATGTGACGATGCCAGGCATAAACATCTTCTTCTCTTCGATAGGTGAGGCCAAGCAATGTACCGTCTGTGCGTCGAGCCCAAACAACGCTCTCGGGTTCTTGCTGATAGGCAAATTCTAATATGCCACCTTCTGTCAGATGCTCTGATAAAATTGTTATATCTGGAGCGGTGTATGCATCCTGGTTAACATCCCCGCTGTATTTAAACTCCCGCACCTTGCGAGATCCTCGCTGGGCAAAGAGCGTCACATCTGCAACTTGAACAGGCTCGGCATCTGTTGTGCCGTAGTTGCTGTACTTTCTAATTACCGTTGTTGTCGGTGTCACGGGACCATTGTTGCGCGTAGTCAAAACATATTCACCACCACTTGTTCCGATTGTTAGAACTCTGGTGGCTGATAAGTACCTGATTGCATTAACTTTATTCGACGCAATAGTGTAGATAAGTGCATCATCGTCATTCGTGCCGACAGTAAAATTATTATAATCTGCGCTTTTACTAAACCACAGTGTTTGTGGTCCGTTGTTGGTTGCTCCGAATACCAGCCTTTGCTCAAAGAAAGAAACGACAGATGGGTAATTATTTGTACCAGTGTTTAATGCCGGGTTTGGACTGCCGGAAATTGATGGCGTTGCGAATGTCCAGGCATTGTGGTCCGTGCGTGATAGAGTGCGAATAGCATAGGTTGGATGTACGAAGTACATAACATCAGCTGATTGCACATACCGTAGATTATCTAGATCTGCCGAAACATAAGGTGTTGCAATTTCATATATTTCAGCTGTTGTAACGCCCGAGTCAAATGTGGTGAACCCGGTTGAATTAATTGCTGCACCATGCAGATCTGTGAGTGTGAACGTATTTGTTGTACTGTTTGCCACTCTGTAGTTTCTTGATTTGAGCTCAGTCATCGCGCCTGAGTTGCTTAAGAATACTTCATCGCCGTTTGAATAGCCGTGGCTACTGCTTGTTAGTACGGCGGGGTTAGCTTTTGTTATCGCGCTAATCGTTTTAGCCGCTGATAAAACTTGAAGCCCATTGCGAAACACCCGCATGTACTGATTGCCAAATTCTAGAGCGTAGGTATCGCTGGTTTTAAACTCAAACGCTACGAGCCTAGTTGCATTAGCAGATGTTTTGACCTCACCAAGAAACTCTGTGCCAGGTCTTCTAGTTACTCCACCATGCGGATGGACGATCATATTCTCTAAAATGCCAAGACCTTCTCGGTACTTATCAATACTGACACGGCCCTCAAGGCGTGGGCTGATCTCGCCAGCTGTAAATGTACTGAGTGCCGGGGCAGATCTCGCCATTACATTCTCGCCTGGATAAAGTCAGATGCCTCTATTCGATCTGGAGCACCTTCTGTTCCATCGACAAAACGAGCTTCTGAAAGCTTTTGATTGTAGAGAGCAAATTTTTGATTTTCTAAGGATGTTGAGCCAGCCAGTGTATAGCATATTTCATAAGCCAATCTTGCAGCTAATACGTCTATGAGGTTTGCGTCATATTCATTTGGGTCAGTGACTCTGCCAATGTATTTGATCTTTGCTGTACCCTCATCAGTGACAAGCTTGCGCCCTTCTATGACAAAGACAGGACCGCCTGTATTATTAAACATATTATCACGGGGATAATTAAGTGAGCCATTTGAGAACTCCAAAACTCTGAGGCAATACGGATCTGTTGGCAGTGCATATTGCTTTGAGTAGCCAAATGCTGGAGCTTCTGTTTCTTGGGCAAGCTCCACTCTTTTGATAAGACAGTTCCAAGGGTGAGCTCGGAATACAGTATCCCTGACAGATGCGTACTTTTGATTGATAACCCGAGCTGGCTTTGAGTTTTCATCAAGTGCAGTGATCTGCGTTGCACCAATAGATATCAGCGCAAAATTAGCAATGTCTACAACTGAGGTCATGCCTTAGCCTTGTTTTTGTTTATCAACGAAATGCGTTTAGCTTTTTTCTTTGCATCTGCTTTGGATGATGCACCCCAGGCCCTAAGAGAAAGAAGCAAGCGTGTTGGCTTACCGTCTTTGTCTTTTTCTGGGCCTGAGTTGTTTCCCATGCGCGCCAGGAAAGAAGCGCGCCTGGGATTGTTTCCCGACGATACTGGTGGCTTAAGATTGCCAGAAGCCGAAGCTCTCCCTTTGGCGTTGAGCCCGCCTTTAGGATTTTGACCTTCTTTTCGCTGCCACGCCGGGGTCTTAGCCATTAGTCAACCGAGTATTTGATTGTGACTTCGACTGTTCCAGTTCCAGCACCGCCAGCTAGTGTGGCTGTGACGGCAACACCATCTGCATTGGTGTCAGTTTCAGTTCCGCTTCCAAGGGCAAGCGTTGCCAAAATATCCACTTTCTGCGCGCTGGTTGACGCTGCCGCTGCTTTGTATGCAGCCGCTGCCGCGCTTACCGCTGTACCAGCTGCATTAACGTGCGCAGCATAGCCAACTGACAAGGTTGTTCCAGAGCCCATTGCATCATGTGCAAGTGATCCTTCCACCAATCTCGCTCCATCAGGTAAGATAAACAGTTCGATTACCTCACCCGCTGAAAGAGATGCAGCTTCGTAAACGCCGTGAGCAATGCGAACTCTGCCGCCCAGCTCATTAGCTTTGTTCATCACGGGCGGTGTGGCGCGTGAGTTAGTGCGTTGTGTTGAATAAACAGTACCCATTTTTTATACTCCTATTCCGTACACGCGATTTCGATGACTTTAGCCTCTTCCATCCGAGTGCTGCCCAAAGTCTGGCAGTAGTACACTTGTGTAGAATAGGATTTGTCAGCGCGCTCATCGATCCGAGCTTGTGGCTCTTTACCGATTGCAAGCTTAAGACCGTCAGAGGCAAAAGCGATAACCTGGCGATTACCATTTGCATCTGTAGTTAAGCGATTGCTTACGATGAAGTTAAAACCAACGAACTGGTTCAACTCACCTTGGGCCAAAGCTTTGACGGTGTTAAAATCGCTTGATGTCACAGTTGTAGAACCTAACAGATCAGAGATTTGCTTTGGTGACACAACGATGTGACGGGTGATTGATGGATCAACAGAACCAGCATCTAGTAGTTCTTTTGCACTTAGAAGCTTGGCGAGTGTTAGCCCGGCTGAACCGTGTGCAATTTTATTACCAGCGGGAAGAGCTACAGTTGTAGATCCATCCTTTCCAGTACTGCTAGAACCTAGCGCAGCTGCTATGATTACGTCATCCATGCTCCGCGCCATAGCACTGGCGGCAGCTTTGGAATAACTACTTGTGGGGTCAACAAGTAAGCGGATTTTATCTGAATCATCGATTAAATCAGCGTATTCATAGTCGTTAAGGGTTACCATTCTACGAGAGTGTGGTGTCTCGTTTAGCGGTGTATCCCCATGCCGGGTTGTTCTGAGCGTAGCCGAGGCTTGCCCAATTTGGTCAAAAAAGGCTTTTTCGCCAGTGACAGTTTCTACATCCACTGCATTGCGCAGTAGCGAACCCATTTGTTGGGAAAGCATGGATATGTTTGCAGAAAACTGTTGGACAAAAGCCGTAGTTACTTGAGTAGACATAAGTCTCTCCTACAGTTTGTTTTCAATTTTCGGGTTACATCGCCAGGTTATCCGTGAGGGCCTTGCTTGCTTTAACGCTGCTATGCGACTTGACTGTACAAGTTTGCAGTTGGGCCTATCGGTTATCCAACTTTCTGTTCAAAAAGCTTCGTGACTTCTTCAACATAATGGTCATGCTCGGGGTGATCCCTATCTCTGTAAGGCGTACCTGGAGCCATCAATTCTGCAATCTTTCGATCTGCCTGATCAGGCGTCATTACCAATTCAGTGGTTTCGCCAATGATCTTATCTTCGCCAAATTCTTGGCCGAGCTTGTGAAACAGCTTTACGATTTCTGGGCTATCTCCAAGGTAAGACCCATCTGCCAATTGTATTTCATCAAACATATCCGTAGAGCCCAGCAAGTATTTTGCAGTTCTTGCCGCTATGTTGACGTTTTGCTCAAAGGCTTTGCCCCACTCTTGCTCTAGAGCTGCTTTGTTTTCGGATACAGATTGTTCTGCTGTACTGTTAAAATCATCAGTAAAGCCGCTCATTTGCCCGTTATAAAACTCAACCATCTTATTGGCCTGGGCTTGTGTTAGCCCTGCATCATAAGCTTGTTGTCTTAGAGCTGTTGCAGCTCCATCATCCAGCCCTTCAAACTGGTAGGCATCTGCGTTATCTGGTGCTCCCAACTTATTATAAACTGCGCGCCATTCATCTGGCGTTGCGCTCTCTCTCGGAATTTTTACGTTATCATTCCCGATCATGTTGCTTAAGCTAATGTAGCTTTTTGCCATAGCATTTGCGTCAGTAAATTTAAGAACGCTTGGATCGTTTCTTATGTCTTCAGATAGGC